TACCTACCATCGGGGAGGCGTTTCTTGCCTTTATTATTCTATCTACCATCATATTCACTATATTTATCTTATGAATAGTAAATATGTGTTCATAGGTCTGATCGGAATGGATTCTAGCTTGATCCATCTCGACGCTATCCATCATACGTTCAAAGAAAGCTTCTACAGCTTGGATCATATCACAACTCTATGTAAATCTAGTACTCTTTTGATATGATCTGGGAAATCAGTGCTAGCACGATTCCCTGAAGTACCTTGATTTTGAATACTTGCTCCACCAAGACTTTGCCTTTGTTTATGCTCATCTTTTATATAATAAGTAATTAAGTCATAAATTGCTAACTGTAAGTCTCTGGGTGTACTTGAATATCCAGCATTGTAAGTAATTCTTACTGCTCCCATACCTTTCGCCCAACTTCTCTTTTCTCCATTCTTAGTAGTTCTAATTACACCATCTGCTGCACTATCGAAATAATACTCGTAATTACTAGTAGTTATTTCCGTATAGGGTTCAGAATATGCTGTTCTTTCTTCTACTTTGTCCACTGCTGTTACTGGACTTTCACTCAAAATTATGGTTTGAGTAAATAAATCATCTATATTAAACGTTTCTACTTTATTAGTAGAAAAGTAATCAACAAATGATGTACCACAATATTTTTTGACAAGATCACTAACCTGTGGGACAATAACGCCAAGACGATCATCGTCTTTTTCGCCTCTCATTCCCTCAGCATCTTTATATTCGTAAACTGTTACTAAATCTGTCATAATCTTCTCAAAAAATATTGTAGCAGGGGTTTGACCCCCCACTACAAAATTATTAACTATTAACTAGCTTTGTACTTGTAAGCCCACTTGGAAGTTGCACCCGCGATTAAATCGTCGAATCCAATTCTTTGTGAAGCAACAATAACTCTGCGCTGGTTAGCCACTTCGTAATCTGACTCTAAAGTCACACCACGTAATCTTGGCATCACATAGTTTCTTGCGTATACTGCAATAGCTCCGAATCCATTAGCTGCTTGTGCAGGGAACTCGTCACAAAGAAGAATCCTTGATCCGAATACCTGTCCAATCTCGCCTCTGAGTTTGGTAGCCATGTCGCCTACTAAATTAGCATCTTGGAATTCAGCATCTTCCAATAGTTGGAAATATACTGCTTGAGATACGATGTAAACTACGTCGTTAGGATTAACGCCATATTTACCCATATTCTTCCTCATGCTTAATAGATTAGCGGCAGTAACGGTGTCTGTTGCGACTGCGGTAGTTGATTGTGTTTGATCACTATCAGCTGCTGCCATCGTTACTAGTCCATCAAACGTTCCTGATGTATAAACACCAGTTGAATGATTTCCTAATAGGATTGCATTTTCAATCCCTTTCGCGTGAGATCTAACGATTGACTCTCTAATCAACGGAAGAATAGGCATAATTGCATCCTCTTCTGTTTCATTTCCTAAGTATGATTGTGAAATCAGTTTCTTAGTACTAAGAGTTTTCTCTGTTAAATCAACACCACCGAATGGTGAACCATAAGTATCACCTGTTTGTGCTAAGTTACCATGTGGAGATGATCCAGTTGCGGCTTGGTTGCTAGTGAACTCTGCGTAACCACTATCTGGTAAGATAGGGATTATCATGTTCGCTGCTGTTAGAGTAATTTCTCTAAAAAGAGGTGCCAAAACTAATTCGTTTTGGATATCTCTTTCAACGTTGGTTGATACAACTTGCTCAAAGTCTGCACTTGAAACGCCAACACCCGAATGGGCATTAACTTTTTCATGTATAGATTTGGCATATTCAGTATCGAAACCTCTGCCGGTCGCTAGACCAAGTACTTTTGCATCGACTACGTCGTTTGCAAATGCTTTTTGCCAGTCGCCTTCACCTCTGCGGTCTGAGAATATTCGTTTAGATTCGCGCATATTCATTATGTCTTCAGATCTCTCTTTCAACTCAGCTTGAAGTTCGCGGACTACTTGTCCTAAATCTTCTTGCTTTTCATTTACGCGTTTCTCGATATCTCTAACCAGAGTTTCAGCTCCAGTAGTTACTGCCCTTACGACAGTTTTGTGTTCCTCTTGCTTCGCTTCCACTGCTGCTTTCTGTTCGGCTTCTAGTTTAGCGGCATTTTCTGCTGCGTCCACTTTAGCTTTTTCGTCTGCGGCTTTAAGTTCGGCTTGCTTCATTGCATAAGATGCAACTGCTTTTTCGGCAGCGTCTTTTGCGTATGACTCAAGGTCGAACTCAGGGGAAGTTACAGGAGTGTTTTTTTCTTCTGACATCTTCGTCTCCGTTTTGTCGGCTCTCGCCTTGCTTGACTGTTCAATCTTTGCGTTAGCGTCGATTGAAGAAGTCTTTATAAAGTCTTGTTTAAACGTGTTGTACTCTTCTATATTGTCAAATGATTTGGCAATTGAGAAGACTGCGTCTTGGTTACAAGGAACCGAAACAACAGACACTTCGAACAGTTCTGCGTCCTTTATCTTATATCCGTCGGTTTCATTGATATAATCTGCATCCTTGACTTTGAAACCTACGGAAAAAGCCCCAAGAACGCCATCTTTAATAAGATCTTTAATATCGCCAGCTGACTTAGATATACGTGCTGTAATCTCTAAACCATCATTGCTGACTTCTATTTCTTTTGCCCGACCTATTGGTCGGTCATAATTGTGATTGAATAAAAGGATTGGATTATTTTTATAATTATTTAATCCACCTTTTGTCCAAGCACTTGCTTCAATAATATCTCCAGCTCGGTCTAATGCGTTGGTACTGGCTGATCCTTTAATATCCAGTCCACCATCCTCATCTTCACCTAAGCTCTTGAAACTATTTGTCCAATGAAATATTTTATCCATTGTTATTTCCCCTTGGTAGCAGCTTTCTTCGGAGCAGCTTTAACAGCTGGCTCTGGAGAAACAGGCGCTGGGGCAGGAACGTCTATAGGGAACCGTGCTTTTGCAGCCGCCATAACCCTATTCCAACTTCCAAACTTCCTGCGTAGTAAATAATCTCTCACAGGTACGTCGTTTCCAATTGCCTTATAATCTGCTAGTGTTATTGTGTCAACACCTTTGCTGGCTACAAATTCTGATAAAGCCTTTAGCATCATATGTTTTGTCATAATTCTTCCTCATCTGGTGAGTCCTCTGTCGGTCTCCCACCTTCCTCTGGATTTGCGGCTGAACCTGCAATATTTGCAGGAACTCTCGGTGTATCAAATCCGTCAATTTTTTCAAACCTGAGTGCCTCCCTCGCTTCATTCGGTGTTAATATTCCCGTGTTCACAAGTGTGGAGTAATACCCCGCCTGATCTCTCATTTCTGGTTGAAGAGCAGGAACTCCTGAAATCTCCTCATCCAATTTAAAACCGAAGAACCTCTCGAAAGCATACCCTATCTTTCTAACTATAGGTAGTATGGTTTCTAAGTAATATAATCGGTGATTAGGACGTATGTTAGCGTTGTTACCACCATCTAATAAGATGGGTGGAATACCCATCGCTTCTAGGATTATCTTTTCATTTGAAGCTATTGCTTGCTGAAAATCTAAATCCTTGAAATTGACTTCCGTCAAGTTCTCAACTTCTAATCCGCCATCAAGGAATAACGGTCTACGACCTCCTGATTGCGGGTTGTACCTAGCTACCCAAGCTGCTAACATTCTTTCTTTGATTTTCTCAGAAAGTGTATTAGGTGACTTAAGTACTAAACCGGGCACTGCTCCGTTCTTAAAGAAATTATCTTGGAATCGTCTCATTGAGCCTAGTAACTGCATAGTTCTCCATGCTGGTTTTAATCTAGGAACTCCTCTATAAATAGAGTTGAAACTATTTTCTTTGATATGTATTATCTCTTTAGGAGTATAATCTACGCTGTGATCATAAGTATATTTCTTAACATACGTCTTATCATCGGTCTCTATCGTTACGTGTTCTGCTGGTAAATGATATAAATGTCTTCCATCGAAATAAATAAAGATATTACCATCTAGTAGTAAATCGATAATTAAATTTCGTTTAAACGAATTTATATCTTG